CTTGGCGTTGTCGGGATGTATACCATGCCCGATTTTCCTGCAAAGGATATTTTAAACGCCGTTGCGATTGGAATCGTAAGCGGTCTTGCCTCTACAGGGGCAAATCAGGTAGGGAAACAGCTTGCTACAAAATAATTATTATAAGGGGTTCGGCATCCATAAAATGCCAAAAAAAACAAGCGGTTTCCCGACTTGATTAATATATAAAAACTTTTATTAAAAGAAGAGGAGAGAAAAACTATGAAGACTGGAAGAAAAGCAAGCAGAGTTTACGAGGGTATGAGAGAAGATGAGAAGGAGCAGAAAGTTCCGGTACCTAGCAAGGGTAAGGTGGATAACACCAGAGGACCTCTTGGCTACAATCACGGAGTCGGAGAGGAGGATAAGGGACATGGCCCGGGAGTGACACCGAATCCGGATAAAACCACGGGTCCGGGTGTTGGACTTAAGGGAAATGCTGCTGACAATTCTCCGAGTCCTGTTCCGAGAAAGAGATAAGGACACCGGCAACCAATTAGGGGCAGTACAGTTTTTGTATTGCCCTTTTTTATTTGGAAAGGAGACGTAATGAATCCATATCAAAGAGGACAGAAGCTTTTAGTCGGTGGATATACATCTTTCACGGTCGATGGAAAGGGATTTTTCGTAAAGCATGGTAGATACTATAAAGAGCCTATGCGTGGGGATATTGCCTACTTTTATAGTAGTGTGAAAAAGAGAGTTGCCCATGTGGGGATTGTGATTGAAGTTACAAAGCTTAAGAGCGGCCAGTATATCATCAAGACAGTAGAGGGGAACACCTCTTCCGCTCCGGGAGTAGTAAGAAATGGTGGTGCTGTAGTTATTAAGACCTATACATTCTTCCCCGGAAAGGATAGGACTATTGACGGCTTCGGAAGACCGTTCTTCGATGCAGATACTTGTACAGTAGATGAATTTATCCAAGTCGCATTGGAAGAGGTGGGATACCTCGAAAAGGGAAGTAATAAAGACCTTGGCAGTAAGACAGGAAATGCCGGTATGAACAACTACACCAAGTACAGCGAGTGGTACGGCATGAACGGGGTTTACTGGTGTCAAATCTTTGTATCGTGGGTGGCTTATACAGCTTGCAGTCAACACCAAAAGAATCTATTTACCGGATGGAAGCAGGACGGTACATCATGGTACTACTACGATGAATTCGGCGTTCCTGTAAAAGGGCAATGGAGATATATCAACGATCGGTGGTATGCATTTGACAATTCCGGAAAAATGATTAAGGGATGGTTCGAATCTGCTGGTGATTGGTACTACCTTGGAGAGGATGGCGGTATGCTTTCCGGACAGTGGCTACAGAATAAAGGCAAGTGGTACTACTTGACCAAGTCAGGCTTGATGGCAACCAATGCAAAAGTCAAAAAAGCTAAAGGTGATGGCTATGACTTTGTAGGCGCAGATGGGTCGTATGATCCTGTGAAGTCCCTTTTAATAGGAAGAGATAGCCGCATCGAAGTAGTGGAATAGGCGTGACCAATTCATGACCAAATTTATCTAAAAAACGGGTAAAATGAACTGATTTTTTGGTTCAGAGAGATTACAGAAAAGTAATAGAAAGCAAGCAAAAACCCTAGGTTTCAAGCCGTTCTCGGCTTCATTCCTAGGGTTTTCATATCATGCAGAAGATGGGAGTTGAACCCGTTAAAAAATCGCCGAAGAACAGCATAAATTCTATATTCTTTAAACTGTCGTGACCAATTCATGACCAAATTTATCTAAATCACTCTTTATTTACTACTTGTTTTGTCATGTGATCTAAGAATGTTTTAGACTCCTCGTGCAAGTCTTCTTGCAAGGCTTTCCGATAAACCCCCTTCATAATATGGTCGCTTTTCCAACCGCCCAATTTCAGAATAATAGAATCGTGAAGTCCTAGTGCGTGCGCCTTACTGGCAAAGTAAGACCGCAGACGGTGCACTCCAAAGTGCGGAAGACCTAACTTCTTCTGTGCGGCAGTCATTATACAGAAAATACTGTTTAAATCACCTTGGTAAATAAAACCCTGCTGCCGTATCCTGTCTGCCAGCTCCTTTGGCAGCGGGATTTTTCTGTTGCTTCGTTCGGTCTTTGTGAAATTCTGAATCACCCACTTATTATCACTGCCCAGCACCTTCGCCTTGTTAATCGTGAGGATATTATTCTCCGATAGATCTGTTATAGTTAAAGCTCCAATCTCAGACCTGCGGAGCCCGAGAGAAGCGAGGTAGAGCGGTATCCAGTATTTCTTTAGAGTAGGGGAGTCCTCAAGGTAGGCGAAGAGAATGCTTACTTCCTCATCGCCCGGAGTATAGATATCTTTTTGAACCTTACGAGGCAACTTCGTCCGAATAATAAAATCGGGTCTGAACTCATGCATTACGGAGACAATCAAGCCGTGCCGATTATAAACTGTTTTAGGGCTCACAGAACGCACCATATCGTTCACCAGAGCCGTTAAAGTGTATTGGGTGATATCTTTTAGGGGTAGAGAGGTAAAGTGGCCGGGAATGCCTCTCAGTGTTGCTCTGTAGCCTCTGATAGTAGAAGCGGAGAGGATATTCTCTTTTGCCTTGATATATTTCTCTGCGTAGTCTAAAAAAGTTCCCTTTAGAAGCGATCCGGGAACTTCGTTTAGTAATTCGTTTGTGGCCAGCAGTACGTCTTTCTGTGTAGGCGGTGCGTCAAAAAGCAAGCTCTGACGCTTTCCGTTTATCATTTTTCTTACTCTGTACTTCCCGGAAGGAAGCTGATCAACACCTTTAGGAAGTTTATTCATATCTATCCTCCTAGTTATAATCATTAAGGTCGACACTGATGAGACGAATAGACGGAACGCTGTCACCTAAATCATTAACATAGGCAGCAGGATCTATTTTGTCGAGAGGAGAGGTCACAGGAAAATCATCCCCGTCTTGTCTTAACCCTTTAAGCTGTAAAGCAAGGCACTCCTTAGCCATCGCTATAGCATCGTACAGGTCGTCTCCGCAGGTGGCCGCATCAAAATCAGGGAATAAAACGGAATATCTCCCGTCCTCTTCTTTATAGAAAATTGCCGGATAGCTGTGTTTCATAGATTTTCTCCTTTTAACCGATTGTTGTCGTGTGCTATGGAGTAACGAATCGTTACCCTATCAACATTCGTATTGTGTCTGTGCTTCCCTGAGAGCCTTCCTAAACTCTGACAGGCTGTCTAAATCATAGTGCGCTCTTGCTTCTATCTCCTGTATATCATCCTTTGAAAAGTCATTGCATTGCGTGTGCATGTATGCGTGATATAAAGCCTCTACCTTCTTATCCTCCGGTAATTCATCCTTGATATATACGGAGTAACCACAATCGCATGGCGCTATCATTTCATTTACAGATAGGTTAGGTACAAGCCTTACAAATAAGTCGTCTAAATCAATCATTGTCTTCCCCAGATGTCTTCTTGAATTGTCTAAGCATTTCCGCAGCCAGCTTAAGCTGTTCCGGGCTGGAGTCTTTGGCAGCATCGAACAGGATCCGTAAGTCGGAGTTGTCAAAAATCTCCTGTGCTACTTTAGCAGTTTCGGGATTGGTGTAGTAGGTCTGCTCTTGAGGTGTGTCGGTTAATAAATCCTCCCTCCTTATATGGAAAAAAGAGCATATAAGGTCAATCTTGTCCATGCGAGGAGTATTGTAGCCTTTTGTCCAGTTATTTACACTCGTATTGCTTACACCTATATAGTTAGCAAGCTCGAGCTGTGTTTTATTATGCTCTTGCAGAAGGTTATTCAAGTTCCTCGTAAAAATCTTTTGAACTTTATTCTTCATATCTTCCATTGTGATACCTCCTATTTTCATAGAGTATATAAGCTAAACTTGATTTATTCAATAATAAAATGAAAAAAAATCAACTTTAAGTATTGACATAAAGTTAAACTTGATTTAAGATAGCCTCGTAACAAATAAGTTTCACAAGTAAAAACCAAAAGAAAGGATGTGATTATCTATTGGATAACGTAAAGTTCAGCCTTGCAGCGGCGAGAGTTAATGCCGGATATACGCAAGCGGAAGTGGCTAAAATGCTTCATAAAACGCCACAAACAATAGTGAACTGGGAAAATGGAAGGTCTCCGATTGACACGGCAAATTTTGTTTTCCTGTGCGAGCTTTATAAGGTTCCGCAAAGCTTTATTTTTGTGCCTAGTAAATCAACATAAAGTTGATTACAAAGAAAGGAGGAAACCAAAATGAAGGCGATGTTTGAAAAGTTAAATGCGAGACAAAAGAGACTAGTCATAGCATACATCAGAGCACTGCTTGGCGGCAGAACCTGAAAGAAAGGAGGAACCATAAAATGGCCTGTTTCAAAAATAAGGTGTGCATCGAGGTCGAGTTTTTATCCGTATGGCCTGACCGTGCGGAGGAGGGGATGTCAGAAATGAAAGTAGCAATTAGTAATTGGGCTGCGAAACATAAAATCTCGTTGGACAGCGTACGCAAAAACACGGAAGTTGAAATGATTTCCGAGTAAGAGGAAAGAAAGGAGGAACAGCAAAATGGCACAATACAAAGTTAAGGCGCTCGTAGAAGTCGAGTACGATGCTGAGTATACCGGCGTGATGGCAAGCGCTTTGGAAGAAGCGGAAAGTACAATCATCGAGGCACTTTCAAAACTTGGCTACCTACCATCTTGTGAATTCAAAAAAGTAGAAGTGCAGATGGAAGACTACTAAAAAGGAGGACAAGGAAAATGGTAATGGAACTGAAACCAATGCAGGCAACCATGGATAGCATTGCTAGGAGGCACATTGATTTCATCAAGTCCAGAGGTGAGAAAGGAATAAGTGCAACAGAATCCCTAGCATCATTCGAAAAAGTGAGTTTGGAAGCCCCAGTCATACTGGAAACGCTTAGGACAGAGTATTCCGTAATCGAAGCATTAGCTAGCGCAATGAAAGCGGAAATTGAAAGAATGGAGGAGGAAAGTTAAATGGCGCAATACAAAGTTAAAAATACCGTAGAGGTTGAGATTCGTGTCGGGGCAGACAGTGCGGAAAGTGCTTCGCATAAAGCCGCAATGCTGATATTCAATGGTTTTTTAAACCCTAATGTTATACCAACTTTAGAAATTAGACGATCAGAAGTGCAGTTGGATGACCGCTAAAAAGGAGGAAAAGAATTGAACGAACTAATCACAATCACGACTAACGAAGTAGGAGAGCCTACGGTACTGGGAAGAGAATTGCACGATTTTCTAAAGGTAGCAACACCATACGACAAATGGTTTCCAAGAATGGCTGAATACGGATTTTCAGAGGGAAAAGACTTTTCGACATTTTTGTCGGAAAGTACCGGAGGAAGACCTAGCACAGACCATCTCCTCACAATCGACATGGCAAAAGAAATCTGCATGATTCAGCGGACGGAGGTAGGGAAGCAAGCTAGGCAATACTTCATCCAAGTAGAAAAGGGCTACAACAGCCCGGAAAAGATTATGGCCAGAGCACTCAGGATCGCAGAGAAGGAACTAAGCACCTTGAGACTTGAAACGAAAGTACAGGCACAGCAGATAGCTGAACTCCAGCCAAAGGCTACCTACTACGACTTAATCCTACAGTGTCCGAGCCTTTTATCTGTAACGGAGATAGCTAAGGACTATGGATTATCCGCAAAAGGGTTAAACAAGATTCTTCATGACAATGGCATCCAATATAGCCAATCTGGTGTGTGGTTCCTTTACGCCAAATATCAGGACAAAGGCTATACCAGTACAAAGACGCAGAACTATAACCGTCCTGATGGTACACAAGGAAGCAGAGTACATACTTACTGGACGCAAAAAGGAAGATTGTTCCTGTATGGGTTATTGAAAGACCTTGGACATTTACCTTTAGTAGAACGATTTAAGGAGGAAATAGCATGAATGAACAAGCGTTAGCAAATATGGTAGAGGGATTAGCAGAGCTTCATGTGGAGCATCTCAAAACGAGAAAGGGCGCCAGTTTTATAGCATATCTAGCCAAAATGGAAAGCGAGCATAAAGGGGATTGGAGAACCCTTGCTGCTACAGAAGCAGCAGTTTTATCGGCCGTGTGTAAAAGGATATTAGATGAGCTGAATACGAATGATTAAAAAGAAAATGGAGTTACCGATGTGCAAGATCAGTAACCCCTCAAACCTAAACCAAATAATTTAGTTCGTGCAAATTATAGCACGGACAGTCATAGGAGGCAAACACTATGAAAATAACGATTGATATAGCCGATTCTGCTTACAACTACTTTAAAGACCTGGCAGAGGACATGGGATGTCCGGTGGAAACACTAATCAATAACGAAGTGGAAGCAGTCCACCACAGAGCCGAGTTAGCGAAGTGGAGAGAAGAGGACGCCGAGGAAGACGACTTCCGCTGGAACGGAGACGACTAATGAAGGTTAAAGGTTTCCAGATAAATGTAGACGAGCTTGCCGAGCTCCTGCATATCTCCATCGAAGAATACCGGCATAGGCTTAAAAAAGACAGACTAACCATTAGGCAGATTTTAGCGGTATCGAAGTACGTGGGGTTTAGCTTAGAAGAGACCATGGACTACTTCTTCGCTGACTTCGATGCGAAAAGATACAACCTAAGTAGAAAGATATTGAGGGAGGAAAGCAAAAATGCCAAAACATAGAATTAACCGCCCTAGGGGTGAAGTAGTTAAAACCTTCTTAGATATTGGTAAAGCTAAGCTGGGAGTGAAGCAGAGTGCTGTAGCTAGGTATCTGGGAGTATCGGAGAAAACAGTAAGCCTTAGAAAGTCTGATGGAGAATGGAGTCTTCCGGACTTTGCCTAGCTTTGCAAGTACTTCAAGGCGACAGACGAGGACATCGTCCTAATGGTAAGGAGCTATCAATGAAAATCAAAATAGTAAAGGTGCTGTCAGTTATTAATCTTGTGTTCCTTATGTCCGTTGTTTCTGCCCTTGATACAGAGACGATAGGAGCGGATGTATTTACTGCCTGCATGCTGCTTAGCATGATGGCCGCCATAGTGCTTATGCATATTCTGGAGCACTTGAAAAGGAAAGAAAGGAGACGGCGAGAGAATGAAAGAGAAGCTAAGTTATACCTACGAAGAAGCTCTAAAAGAAGAAAAGGAGCTTGAAGAGAAGATAAGGGCTGAACTCGACAGTCTAGGAAAGCCTGAGCTGATGGCTGTAGTGAAGGATTACGCTGCAGTACACTCCATCCGGCTCACCATAGCAGTATATGAGGGGTGCTAATCACTTAGCCGGGAGGGCTAACATCATGAGACGACTTGAAATTGGAATACTGGGATTTTCAATACTGCTTTTATTCATTACAGGCTACTGCATCGGTAAATCCCTTTGCATCGGACCCATAGGAGAGCAGTACAGGTTAGCCAGTTTGGCGAGTGGATTTTTACAGGTTTTAGTAACCATAGGTCTATTTATTAAATTAGGAAAGGAAGAACTATGAAATTAACAATTGATAATGACGATATTAACACCTTAGTGGAGATTATCGCCAAGAAGGTAGTGGAAAGAATTAAAGGATGCGTTCCGGAGAAGACTTCGGAAGCGGTCAAGGAAGCAAAGGAAGAGGAGCCTTTATACAAGCAAGAAGATATCCGTAAGGCTGTAATGGCTTTCACCCGGGAATCTCCGGATAATCTGGCAAAAACCAAAGGGATTTTATCCGACTTAGGCCTTACTCAGCTAACGCAGCTTAAGGGGGAGCTTATCGCACAATTTGCAGAGAAGTTTAGAGCCGCAGGAGGGAATCTTTAATGCCGAATCATGAAGAACGAGCACACGCCTTACTATCTGCCAGTTCTGCCCACAGATGGCTGCATTGCACCCCATCCGCAAGATTAGAGGATGAAGTGGTTGTAGAGGAAGGCACAGCAGCTAAAGAAGGGACTGTTGCTCACGAATTATGCGAATGCAAGCTTAGAGGTCTGCTGGGAGAAGATGTAGAGGAAGCAACTAAGAAGGTAAAGGAATCGGAGTTCTATTCTCCGGAGATGGAACGCTTTACGCAGGACTATGCAGATTACTGCTATCAGTCAATGATTGAGGAAAACGGAGACATAAGGATAGAGGAAGCCTTAGACCTATCCGCTTATGTGCCGGAGGGCTTCGGTACTGCTGACTGCATCATAGTTGGAGAAGAGCTGCTTCATGTTATCGACTTTAAGTACGGTAGAGGCGTGAAGGTATCTCCTGTAGAGAATCCCCAGCTTATGCTTTACGCCTTAGGAGCCTATGACCTGTATTCATTCATGCAGGACTTTAAGACTGTGAAGCTTACGATTGTGCAGCCTAGGATAGACGAGGAGCCTTCTTCTTGGGAATTACCCATTGAGGACCTTTTAGCCTTTGGAGAAGAAGTTAAAAAGAAGGCAGAAGTAGCCTTTAAAGGAGAAGGGGAGTTTTGTCCCGAGGAAGATACTTGCAGATTTTGCAAAGTAAAAGCAACTTGCCGGGCAAGAGCAGAAAAGAATCTTGCACTAATGTTCCTAGAGGAGCAGGATCCACGGCTTCTTAGCAACGATGAAATAGGGGATATCTTAACAAAGTGCTCAGGCTTCTCCTCTTGGATAGCAGATGTTGAAGAATACGCCAAGTGCAAACTGCTGCTTGGAGAAGAAGTGAAAGGCTGGAAGGTAGTAGAAGGGCGGTCTACAAGAGTTTGGACTGATGAAACAGAAGCTTTTAAGTACATCGTAGACAGCGAAGAAGCTAAGGAAGAAGAGCTCTATGAAACCGTTCCGCTTACTCTTTCCAAGGTAGAGAAGCTTCTTGGAAAGAAGCGATTTAAGCCTATAGCGGAGAAGTATGTAACCAAATCTAAAGGTAAGCCAACCCTTACTTTAGAGTCGGACGAAAGACCGGCATATAACAGCGTAGAAACTATGTTTAATGATGAAGGAGAAATTTAATTATGAGTACAGTAATCACAACCGGAGAAGTAAGACTTTCTTATGTAAATGTTTTTGAGCCATCTGCAGATCCATCAGGAAATCTTAAGTACAGCGCTATGCTTTTGATTCCGAAGACCGATACCAAGACTATTGCCGCTATTGAAACAGCAATCAAAGAAGCTACGGTACTGGGAAAGGATAAAAAGTTCCAAGGAAAGATTCCTGCTAAGCTTACAAGCCCTCTGCAGGACGGAGACGGCGTAAGACCAACAGACGGAGAGCCATACGGAGAGGAGTGTCATGGACATTATCTCATCAATTCCAAGGCTAATCCATCTTATCCGCCAAAGGTAGTAGATAGAAATAGACAAGAGATTCTTGATCAGTCAGAAGTCTACTCCGGCTGCTTCGCAAGAGCGAACATCAGCTTCTATGCGTATAACACAAACGGAAACAAGGGTATTGCCTGCGGACTGAATGCCATTCAGAAGACAAGAGACGGAGAGCCATTAGGCGGCACCAGAGTATCTGTGGATGATGCTTTTGGAGATGAATTTTTTGAAGATTTAGAAGGTGACAGTATTTTCGGTTAGGAGGGGCAATGAGGCATTTAAGCATTGATATAGAGACTTTTTCGGATATTGATATCCAAAAGGCCGGAGCGTATCGCTATGCACAATCAGAGCAGTTTAGAATCATGCTTTTTGCCTATTCCTTTGACGGAGAAGATGTGCAAGTCATTGATCTTGAGAATGGGGAAGAAATTCCCCATTTTATTTTAACCGCTTTACAGGATAAGGAAGTTATAAAGCATGCCTACAATGCGGCGTTTGAGTGGTACTGCTTAAATCGTGTCGGCATAAAGACTCCGCTTGATCAGTGGCAATGCACTATGGTCCATGCAATGTATTTAAGCCTTCCGGCGGGACTTGCAAACACCGGAGAAGCTTTAGGAATGCCGGAGGATAAAAAGAAGTCCGCCGTAGGAAAACAGCTAATCCGGTATTTCTGTGTAAAGCCCTATAAACCGGATGCTGTAAAGTGGAAAGCGTTTAAAGAGTATAACCGGCAGGATGTCGTTTCAGAAATGGAGATAGAGAACCGGCTTTCAGGTTTCCCTGTTCCGGAGATTGAATGGGATCGCTGGAGACAGGATATCGCAATGAACGCCTACGGTGTAAAAGTGGATACCGAGCTTGTAAAGGGCGCAATAAAGATTCAAGAGCGGTGCGAAGAGGAGCTTTTGACTGAGGCGGTAATGCTTACGCAGCTTGAGAACCCTAACAGCCCTACGCAATTACTTAATTGGGTAAATGCGCAAGGCTATCACTTAGAGAATACCCAGAAAGCGACCATAGAAAGTGCTTTGAAAGAAGATTTGCCTCTAAAGGTGCGAAGGGTATTAGAGATTAGGCAGCAGTTAGGAAAGACCTCTGTTAAGAAGTACGAAGCCATGACGAACACCATAGGAGAAGGGGATAGGGTAAGAGGTATATCCCAATTCTACGGGGCCAGTAAGACAGGGCGCTTCAGCGGTAGGCTTGTGCAGATGCAGAATCTTCCTAGGAACTACTTAGAGCCTTTAGCCGAAACGAGAGAATGCGTAAAAAGGCAGGACTATGAAACCTTAAAGCTTCTTTTCGACAGTATTCCGGACACGCTTTCACAGCTTATTAGAACGGCTTTTATACCGAGTACAGGCAATCAGTTTGTTGTAGCGGACTTCTCTGCTATCGAGGCACGAGTTATAGCATGGCTTGCAAAGGAAACATGGGTGCAGGAGGTTTTTGCGACACATGGAAAGATTTATGAAGCAACGGCCTCTCAGATGTTCCATGTTCCTATTGAGAAGATCAGTAAAGGAAATCCGGAATACGCTCTCCGTCAAAAAGGAAAGGTTGCTACTTTAGCACTGGGCTATCAAGGAGGGACGAACGCTCTAATCTCTATGGGAGCTTTAAAGATGGGGCTTTCAGAAGATGAACTTCCGGAAATCGTTACCCGATGGCGAAACGCAAATCAAAGAATCGTGACTTTATGGTCTTCTGTAGGCAGCTATGCACTAAGGACCGTGCGAGACGGAAGGGCAAGGCAAGTGAATGACTTAATCTTCCGTATGGAGCAGGATCTAAAACACGGCTTACGGTTCTTAACTATAGAGCTACCAAGCAAACGGAAGCTTTTCTACTGTAAGCCTTACATCGGCTTAAACCAGTTCGGAAGTGAGTCCTTATATTTTTACACGCAGAACCAAACTACGAAGAAGTGGGAAGAATCCAGCACCTTCGGAGGAAAATTGGTAGAGAACATCGTTCAGGGCATAGCAAGGGACTGCCTTTGCGAAACGCTGGACAGGATAACAAGTAAAGGATACAAAATCGTTTTCCATGTCCATGATGAGGTGATTGTGGATGCCGGAATGGATTTAACAGTAGAAGAGTTATGCAGCATTATGGCAGAGCCTATACCGTGGGCTAAAGGCTTAATTTTGAAAGGGGCGGGATTCTGTGGACAGTTCTATCAGAAAGATTAAGGTCTCCGTTGCGAATAACAGAAAGTCTAAGCAATGGAAAGAAAAAGAATACAGCTGGGATGATTTT